AACAGATGCGGAACCATCTATTCAACCTACGCAAGCTCGGCAGACACGAAGATCGAGATCGACTCGGACGCGATCGAGCTCGGCGGCGACGACGGCAGTGTGTTCATTGGCTCTCGATGGGATCGGAGCACAAAGGCGTACTACGCTTCCATCGAGGTGGACGGATACTCGCAGGAGGTGCAGATCAAGGGCGACGTCATTCCGAACGCGGACGCGACCTACAGCCTCGGCAGCCGGAATTTCGTGTGGGACGCGATCTATTGCAGCACGGACACGCTGAACGGCTCGGACCGAAACATCAAGAACAGCATCGAGGCGCTGCCGGAGAAGTACGTGAGCATGTTTGAGCGCATCGAGCCGAAGCGCTACAAGCTGAACAGCGGCACGAGCGGACGCTTTCACACCGGATTCATTGCGCAGGAGGTAGAGGACGCCATGACCGCCTGCGGCATTGATTCGCAGGAATTCGCCGGGTGGGCGAGAGCCAAACGCGAGGACGGCAGCGAGACCTATTTTCTGCGGTACAGCGAATTCATTCCGATCCTGTGGGCAAAGGTACGCGAGCAGGAGAAGAGGCTAAAACGATTGGAGGGAACGACATGAATGAGAAGATCAAGCGGGAAGCAACGCAGGCAATGG